GATTTAGTGCTAGAATATTTCTACACGAATACGACCATATGGAAGGTATCGATTTCACCCAACGAAAAGTAAATGACTTCTGAAAAATTATTAAAGATTTACATCCAAGCAAAACTAAAGAAAATTAAATTCAAACCAACACGCAAACATTACAACGTACATCTCTATGGCTAAGGATCAATATCCTTTAGGTGATTATCTAAAAAGTATCAACGAAACAAAAGAAGACTTGACTCTACGTGACCCTGAGTGGATGAAGAAGTATCCACCCTTCATCATTAACAGGTGTCTTAGTAGTCATATGGATGCCATTTTGATGGCAAATGAAATGAACTTCCATCATCAATTAGATAAGGATTTACAATATTCCTTTTATCTAAATACTCTTAGAAAAAGGAAAAGGTTCTCACCGTGGCAACGCAAAGATAAGATCGAAGACCTCGATATTGTCAAGCAATACTATCATTACAATGATGATAAAGCCAAAGATGCCTTACGAATTCTGACAAAAGATCAAATTGAATTGATCAAATCTAAATTAAAATAGGTGGAAAATTATGAGTGGGGAAACCGTTTCTTGGTCGGTTGATAATATGGTAGAGGTTGCTCTACGTCAACCAGATGACTTCTTAAAGGTCAGAGAAACATTAACACGCATTGGTGTAGCATCACGTAAGGAGAGAAAACTATTTCAGTCTTGCCATATCTTACATAAGAAAGGTAAGTATTACATAGTACACTTCAAAGAATTATTTGCATTAGATGGTAAACACGCAAACATTACATCTAATGACGTAGAGAGAAGGAATAGAATCACAAAGTTATTATCAGATTGGGGTCTTGTTAACATAGTTATAGAAAACGATCTAGGTATTCTTGCACCATTAAACCAGATAAAAGTAATCTCCTACAAGGATAAGAAGGAATGGGTGCTTGAGTCTAAGTATAATATTGGAAAGAAGAAAGTTGTAGAGGGGTAATAAAGCCTATATAAGTTAGCATAAACACACATTATGGCAGATACTAAAGTAGATAAACCGAAAGGTCCTATGGGTAAACTAAAAGAGTTTACTGAGGACAAAGAGGAACAACTTGCTATCCTTAGTACATTTGTACGACTAGGTATTTTGGTCTGGTCTGGTGGGATACTAACATTAAATTATGTTACTATACCAGGTTGGGAACAAGATAAAATTGATCCAACTTTTATAGCTTCGGTCTTCACAGGAGTCACAGCTACTTTCGGCATTCAAGCGGGAGGTAAGAAGAAGAATGGTGATAGTAGTGGTGGAGCAAACATATCTAAGAAAGATATGGAGATGCTTATAGAGAAAGCATCACAAGCAGCACCAACACAAACAATTAAGTTAGAGGTTCCAGCAGTTAAAATTACTTCTTAGTTATGGATCAGGATGAAGCAATGTTTGGGGCAGAACCCAAACCAAAAAAGAAAAAGGTAAATCTCGTGAAGTACTTTGCTATCACAGCAGGAGCACTATTTGGTTTATCACATATAGGTATGATTGGTATGATGAGTAAAAAAAGTCAAGTACCAACTCCTAATATACCTGTAGGACCTTATACATCTTATGTTATTTCTGCAAACAAAGATGGATATAAGATCAGTTATACTGCAAACGATCCTAAGACTGCATATGTCACTAAGGATATTAAGACTAAGGGTGGATTCTTAGGACTTGCTACAGAGACAACTAAGGTTGCAGAAGAATACTTTATGGATGGTCAGACAAACCAAGGAGGACCTGTATCAAATCATAGGTCTTGGATAGACTCACCACCTGGTTTAACTCCAAGTCAAGCACAAGAAATAAGTGCTGCTCGAAAAAGCGAAGCCTGTATTAAAGCAATCGGAAGTGCAGAAGGTACAGGTCGTCTTGTTGGTACAAGCGTTGGTGCGTCTGCTGCTCCTGCTCTGTCTGGTATCCCCTTTGTTGGTTGGGTTGCTGCTGGTTGGGTGGCAATGTTTGGCGGTAATCAGGGTGCTGAGATAGGTGGCAATATGGCAGAAGACCTAAATAAAAATTGTTAATGAATTTATTACTATGCAGAAAATTGTAAATGGAATCGCTATTGCAAGTGGTATTGTATCTCTCACCGTTGTTGGTGCTTTTGGTTACGTATTCATACGCAAGGATGCAATTATCGAAAACGTCAAAGGCAAAATAATGGAATCAGTTATGCCTGACATTGGTGGAGGAGCACTTGAAAGTATAGTGGGTGGAGGATTATCTTTACCATCACCATCTAATCCTGTTGCATCACCAGATGAACCTTCATCACCTATGTCACCAATACCATTAGGTTTCTAAGTGGACTTTCAAAAGATCACTAGCACTGGTACCGCTATCGCTGTAGTGGGTACTGGTGCAGTTGTCGGTGGCAATGCTGTCGTCGATAATGTGACTAATGGTCCTGAGAAACGTGAGGAAAGGCAGATAGAAAAGATACGTCAAGTTGTTGCAGAAGAAATATATAAACAGTTAGTGGAAGCCTTTCCAAAATCAACTGGTCAGGTGGACAAAGTTTATGTACCCAAGAAACAATGACATTTTTAAAAGAACAAGTAAAAAGATTTTTCACTACAGGTAAGTGGGCATTGAAGTTAATCTTCCTTGTAGTACTTGTTGAGTTAGGTATAGTTGTCGGTGCTATTGCAACTCAAGAGTTAGATGAGAATGACAGTAATAATATCAAACATATATTATCGTTAGTTGCTACAAAGTCATTTGCTTTGTATGCTGCTGAGAAAGGATCAGCACCAGCAGACCCTTATAAAAAACTTCGTGAGGAGTAAGTGGATCCCATTGAAATACCCCAGATTAATCTCAGGGGAACTTATAATATAAACGGACAGATAGTAACTATCCCAGACATTAGACAGGTAGACAATAGGTTGTGGATACAAGAGACACCACACGCTATACCTATTGCTGTTCCTATTACTATACAAGTTGGAACTCCTGTTATTGAAATGCCTGGTTGTGTCAAGGTAAACAAAGAGAATGCTAAAGAAAGAAATAGAAATAAACAATTAGTAAATGACGATCCAAAAGGTAATGTAGTTCTTTGTGATGGAGGTATGCCATACTACGAACCACCCGACTATTCATCGAGTGGTTTAGAGTGGCAAACTGTCTATGGTGAGCCAGAGGAGATAGAAGAGGGTGTAGAGGTAGAACAACCAGTTCCACCGTCTCCAGAGGTTGAAGCACCTGAGACCCCTACAGGGTCAAAAGAAGAGGTTCCTTGTCCACCAATAAATGCAAGACGTATTGGTGACAGGAACCAGAAAGGAGATGAACAAGTTAAAGAATATAAACTAACACCTGATGGATTGATCTGTGAAACGGTATGGGAACCTGTACCAGCAGTCGAACAATTCGTCCCATCAGCAGGACAAGTATCTACAACCGCAGTCATAGCAACTGTTGCTACGGCATCTGCCCTATTTGCAAAACCTCTAGCTGACCTGATTCTGAGGGTAGTGAAACCGATTTTGAAGAAGGCAATAGATTCTGGAAAAAAGAAACTAGGGGGTTCTGTTTACCATCCTTCTCAAAAGGAACTGAAGACAAATCTTTATCGGAAGAAGAAGGGATTACCTGAGATTGATTATCAGAAGATGAAGAAGAAGAAGGATCAATCCACTTAGGGCTAGGTATGTTATGACTATGTGGTTGTAATTGACCACCTGGTGTGGTAACTACAACGTCAGCACACACAGCGAAGTATGGAGACTTTGGATGGAACATTATTCCCGCCTTTTTCAATTCACCACAATTTTTTAATCTTGCGATCTCAAAGTCTAATCTCTTGTTGGCAAGGGCTTGTGCTTGCAAATCATTCTGTGCTTGTGCTGCTTCGTGACATTGCTGTTGTAGTTTCTTGTTAAGTGGTATGGATAGAGTAGCAGATAAACCAGCATTAAATGATTGGTTTGCAGACATATCAGTTCGTACAGGTTTATTCCATAGAACATTACCTGGATTATCTGGTCTTCCATCGGGACCATTTACATCTACAGTGATCTCCATATCTTCACCATCAGGAAACCATCTAGTTCCATCTGCCTTTGTCCTTGTGTCATACCAAGACTCCCAAGGATAGTTTTTAACAGTAACTGTCTGTTGTGTAGTACGACCAGTGAAGTCGGTCATATCATATTGTGGTTCGTTATAAAAATCTATCCAAGGATCTTTCCTTGAATCTGCAAACTGTAAGTATGGTGTTACGTTGAGTGTTGCACCTTGACATTGCACGCCACCACCGTAAGTATTGGTTATATATGGCCCCTGTAAAACCTGTATAGCTTGATTCGTAACCGAGCCAGAACTATTTGCTATTGGATTTGCTGTTGCACTCACACCCCCTACATTCTCCGCCAGTGTGGCAGGGACAATCGCAAGGTTGGATAGTAGACATAACGCTATTGGGTAAAGGTTGAAGTTGTGTCTGTGACTGAATTTATGGTGGTTACGCGCTGGATTATTGTCTGGTTGGTCATGCCTGGCCCTTGATAACTTTGCGTAAATTGGAACGCTCCGCCTGGATTTGTTATCGTGAAGTTTGTTGGGCTGGAAAAGTCCAAAGAATCGAACGAACTTGTTACGGTTCCTGTTACCATTACTCCTCCTGTGGAGCTGCTGGAACTGCTCGGTGTCACGTTCACTGTTGATGTACTTACTGGTGGGTTCAAAGCCTCGTTGTTGTTTGAGACGTTTGTGCCCGTCACGGAATACTCCCATCCTGTCCTCATATCAATTGAATTTATGGTCTCCGTCACGGTGGATTGGGTTTCCGTTCGGGAAGTCATAGAGCCTTGTTGGAAATTTGGCACCACTGGTACTGCCATCACTGGACTAGCCAGCGAAAACAGTGCCAAAGTGGTGACAAGTTTCTTCATTATTATATATCACACTCAATCTACGGAGATTTCTGACACAAATTGGCCAGTAGCTGAGGTGCCCGCCCCGCCAGCTGTTAGTGTCATCACGCCCGCTGATGTAATTGTACCAGCAAGACTTCCTGCCACACCGCCACTTTGGGTGATTACACTACCGTAAGCAGGCATGTCAGCAACGACTCCAGCAGATACGTCAACACCAGTTCCGATTGGATTTACTGCGTCGCCTAAAATGAATGACTCTGTTAAGCTGAAGGCAGAGCCAGCAGTAGTAACTGAGTATGAACCTTGAGTCTGACTAGCAGCTGCAGTTGTGATAGTATCTCCAGCAGACTTTGTTAGTCCACCCATAGTACCAGCGGTAATATTGTTACCACTTACAGTGTAGGTTGAGCCAATCCTTGTGGCCTGAGTTGCTGCACTGTCTACAGATAGTTGTGTACTTGTAGTCAATCTATGTGTTAAATCGGCC